TTCTTGACTAGGGATGGGTACTTCTTTGTCAATAATTGGTACCGTTACATAATCTACTTCCGGTGCTTTAGGTGGACTTGTAGTTGTATTTGGTTGTGTTGTCGATGGTTGTACTCCCTCCAGAGGCTTCCCCTTGACGCCAGGAGGCGGTCTAAGGTCGCTAGGAGGCACCACAATGGGCTTGTAACTAGGTACATGAGCATCTGGTACCTCCAGGATCGGGACGGGCATCCTAGGCGGTTCTGGGAGGGCCATGTAGGGGAGCAACGGTGGCTCCCCCAGGTCCATCAGAGCTTAGGAGCAGGGAACAAACCGTTGCGAATAAACTCAACGGCTTTGTCATCAACTTCGTTATCGGTAGATTCTGCCAATTTAGTCAGCATGTCAACGATAAGCATTTTAACTTTATCAGAGTTCAGAAAACTGAACAGGATTGGACGGATAAGGGTGATCATTGTTTTAAAAAATAAAGGTTAAAACTGAGAATAATTCTATCTTTACCTGATTTATTAGGTTTAGTAGAATGAGGAAGGTAGGCTGGAAATAAAACCATCCTACCTGGTGTTGGTTCAACCCAAAAATTAATAGCTTTAGGTAGCTTAGGGTTGGGATTATTGTAATAATGGATAGACTGTTTAACCAACCATGCTGGATCTTCAAACTCAATATTACCACATTCTTCTTCAGCTTTAACGTAGTAAACTCCAGAAACTGTTGAACCAGGATGTGTGTGTTTTGGAATAAACCCTTCTTCTGGGTAAATCGTTGTCCACATGTTTTCCATGCCTAGTTTATATTCAGAACCTAAAGTCTGTTCAGCTTGATCAAGAATGCTTATTACTACTTCTTTCCATTCTGGATTAGTAGCTAAATTGTCAGAATAATAAGAAGTAACTCCTTTACTTTTAAAATCTTCTTGTGAAGAAGACTTTTCAAAATCACTCCAACCGTCAGAAACGAGTCCAGCGTTAACAGCATTATCTCTAAACTTATAAGCTAGAGAAGCAACTTTGTCGTTGAACTCGTTACCGTCACGGTTAGAAATCCAAAGTGGAGTAGAAAATAAATTGTGTTGAAAATCGCTCATGGGTGGAAAAATAAATAATTATACAGCAGGAGGGGGAGACCCAGCAGGCATTATTGCAGCCGGGTTTTCTACGTCACCTCTAGCAAGCGCTGTAGCTGCATCAGGTGGAGAGCAATCCAACGGTGTTAAAGTAGAAGTTTCTACATCGTAGCCTGCACCTTCTTCGTAATCACCAGTAGGATCATCATCAACTGAAGGACATTCTACTACGGTAGAACCTTCAGGAAAAACAGCAGCACTAAGTGCCATTTCGGCAATTTTGCTGTCTACAATCATTGCGTAACGTTTCATTCGTCGTACTTCCATTCAATAAGAACATAACCTACACCACCGTCGCCACCGCGACCGTTGTAAGAGGAATAACTGTGGTTGCCGGCACCACCGCCGCCTCCACCACCAATTCCACCATGACCAGAGTGGAAGAAAGAACCACCTGATCCGCCGCCGCCAAGGGCGCCGCCCATACCACCGTATGCACCACGGTAGTAACGAGCATCATCGAGCGCAGAGTCTTTAACACGCCAGGCCAGGTTAGCTGCATCCCAAGCGTGGTAAGTGCTTACATCATGAGTGTTACCAACAGCCCAACAGGAGTAGGTCCAAGTAGCGCCACCGCCACCGCCGCCTGAGCCACCGCAGCCACCAGCATGAGCAACTGCCTCATTGGTAACATTATGACCTTGATCGACACTCTTACAGCCATGACCAGCACCGCCGCCACCCCAAAGGCGTCCGAGAACACCATTGAAAGCTTTAACTGGGAAAGTTACACCAGTAGCACGAGTTGCGGCAGGCTTATCGCCCAAATATTTCCGCATTTTATCTCTCAGTGTATTGGTATCATCAACACCGCCAACAGGTCCAGTTACTTCACCGTCACCGTAACGAGCACCGAAACTAACAGAGTGGTCAGCTACGTTACCAGGGCCGGCGGTATAATACATTCTTGCACTGTTTTGTCCACGAACATAATGAGTCTGTTTGTCATTAACGTAAGGTGCGACAAAAGGATAATCAAAAGCACCAACACCACCTTCAGCAAACTGTGCGCCGCTGCCACCGTAAGGAGTACCAGACGTTTCACCACGACCACCGCTAATGCCAGGGCCGTAAGATCCACCGCCTGAGCCAGCACAACCATCATAGTAGTTTGTAGTTGTGTCGCTTGCGCGGGAGAAACCACCGCCACCGCCAATACCAGCACCACCTGGGTGAGGACTACTGTAGCCGCCGCCACCGCCGTCGCCTCCTTTGAAGCCGTTTCCAAACATAGAGCCAGCAGAACCGCCGCCTCCAGCTGGATAATCTTCATTAGTAAAACCGTGGGCGTTTTGAGAACCGTAGCCACCTCGGCCACCAGCACTAGAGATAATAGTAGAGCTATCAATACCAGAACCAGAAGGAACTGCAGCAGAAGCTCCAGAACCAGCATAAGTGGAGTAGTAACCGCCACCTTGGCCAGAGTTAGCTGAGATGCTTACACCAGTACCAGTGACTTGAGTTGTACCACCGTTTCCACCGTAAACAATACCGGTATTACTCAGATAGTGTGCACCATAACCACCTTTACCAGGAGTAACAGCAAGAACAGTACCAGCAGTTACAGTATATTCAGCAGAGGTAAATCCGCCACCGCCACCGCCGTGACCAGAGTAGTAGTTACTGTTGTAGTTACCACCACCACCACCACCGCCAACGCAAGTAATGCGAACTCGTGTAACGTTATCAGGTACCGTCCAGTTTACAGAACCAGGAGATGCGGCGACACGCCTAGATTCTAGAGGAGAATCAGATTCTCCAAGAGGACGGCGTTGGTGATCAGTTGTGTCATAACCAAGACCAGATTGAATACCGCTTGCACCGTATGCATACCAATCTTGCCAGTGAGTAAACTCACGGTTATTAACAATACCTGCACCCTGTTCTTGTTGAGGAGCAGCAGTACCCCATGATGGCACATAAGCCATGTCGTGTACGTTAATGACCAAGTTGTTAGTCATTGCGCTGTTACGGTTACCGATGTAAACCACGTCAGGTGTGGTTTCATTAGGAGTAAACGTAATAGTTTGAGTACTACCAGTAGTCCACACAACACCACTGTTAGTAGTGCTAGTAAACGCAGAGTTACCTTCTGCTGCAGTTACGGAGTCGTTTGCAGTAGAGTGTCCGCCAGCAGTAGTGTAAAGGTCATAGTTTTGACCATTAGACAGGTTGCTAGAGAAGGTAATAGTGTAAGACTTGCCACGAGTAACATCAATAGTACCGTTACCAGTGTTGCTACCTTGTGGATTAGTAGTATCAACCACAGTAATGGTACCAAGCATACCAGCGTGTGAAGTACACTCATAGTAGTAAGTACCAGCAGCAACACCAGTCGTTACCCAAGTAACATTACCAGTAGTACCTGCATTAGTAAGAGTACCAGTTGTTACTTGAGCTCCACCAGCAGCAACACGAATGTCTAGCGGGTGAGCACCCATTGAATTATTAAAGACAAGAGTGTCTCCAATGTTTACAGTAATATTAGGGTCATGTTTTTTGGTAATTGCACCGTTACGATCAGAGCCAGTAATAATATAACTACCAGCTGCATAGCCGCTACCAGAACGTTGTGCGGTAACAGTCTGAGTATAGGTTGCCGCAGCAATACTGCCAGGTGTATTAAGTGACTTACCGTAAGTTCCGTCTTCTTCGTAGCTAAACGCCAAACTTGAGTAAGTCTGTCGTGGTTGCTCTTGAACAGTCAGACCTTTGTTAACAGTCGGGTTAATAACAAGTTCGCTAGTAGCGTTCTCATTATTACGGAACTCCATAGCACCGATGTTGTTCATCACATTCCCAGCAGGAGCTGCTTGGAATAGACTCCATGGAGCAGAGCCAGGGGTTTGGTTGGTCGAATCGTTTGCACCACTCAAAATATAGAGGTTTGAGTTGTGACGAACAATGTCGTAACGATAATAGGTACTTGCACCAGCCCAGTCTCCATCTTCCCTGAAGTGGACACCAGCTGCCATTAAATCCCAGTTAGTGAGATTAGCAGAAGGAGCAGAAGCACTAGCAGTGTGTGTAACCCTGCAAACAAAAGAATGGTTGTCGTAAAAGACAACATCATCTACTTCGTAATCGGTAGAGGCTGACCAGTCACCCTGCCAATTAAATTTAAGTTTTCCGAGATCAATAAATGCCATTAGTCGTGTAGTTGTATGTAAACGTGTCCAGAAGGTTGATACGAGAATTTAGGTTTACCAATGTTTGTTCCAGAAGTGTAGAGCAAACCATTAGTACCAAAGAAGCAAGTACCCTTGTCTTTGTAGTTGTAATTGTCAGGATCATACACTGTTGCATTTTCAACAGACGTATTAAGGCTGTAATCAACTCTTAATACAGTTCTGCCGTTTGCAACATGGCGCTTGACTCCATAAAATACAGGGTCAACAGCGAAAGCAGCCGCAGTGTTTGCATAGTTTTCAGCTGAATCACGTGCGGCTTCGGCAGAAGATCTATAACTGTTAGCAGCGTCTCTTGCTGATTCAGCAGCAGTTTTAGCAACTACAGCGTCATCTTTTGCCGTCGAAGCTGTTTGCTGGTGACCGTCTGCAGTACTTGCTGACGCAGCAGCAGCAGAAACAGAGTTTGCTAATTGTGTATCGTTATAGTTCTGGGATGCATCAACATATGCTTTAGTTGCTGCAGCATTGGACGGGGTTGCAGATGTCGTTGGAGGTACAATAACAGTACCAGTAAACGTCACACCCTGTGAACCCACAGAACGTTCATTTAGTTCTTGACCTTGATACAGCACCTGAAGCTGGTTGTTGTTCAAGTCTTCAGCACGAATGGCTGATCCAGGTGCAAATGTAATGGTCGGCTCGTCAACTTGGGTTTCGCGACGCACAATGTACGTCTCTCCTTCCGCAAAGTTGCCGGCTATAATTTCAATGGATTGCCTAGTTTTAAATTGCCACTGGGCATCCGGTACGGGTGTGTTAGTGTCTGTACGGTAGACTTTAATGTCATTTTCGTCAAGCCACGCAAATGAGAAAGGAATCTCATAATTAACCGCAAGGTTAGTGCCGACGTTAATGACTTCTGTAGTTGAATACTGTAGTGTCATAATTACTTATTCTTTAAAAGTGGTAATTTACCTTGAAGTTGTCGTGCCTTATTAACATCAAAGTCGATACGAGTCTGACGAATTGCATCACGATCAGCCATCAAGTTTTCGGCACGTTGCTTGGCAACAGCAAGCACACGGTCAATTTCATTGTATAAACCATCGTATAGTGTTACATCAACTTCTTCAGATGTGAAACCAGTACGCATTTGACCATTACGTGGATCAATCACAAACGGTTTACCACGTAAATCTTGGACTTTTTTAATCCAATCTCGGTCCTTATATTTGCGCATAATACGGTTAAGTTCACGGTTAAAATAACCATCTTCACCCATAAGGCTGGCTACTTCACTTCGCTGCTCTTTAGTATACTCATGGCCTTTGGAGGACCTAAGCCAAGATGGTGTAGAATCGTATTCAATGTCAACCAAAAATTGCTTTTCTGGTGACAAACCAGGACTAATCTGTAGAGGACTTACAAAGTTGTAAAGACGCTCAAACATGCTTAAGTCACCACCAACCAACTCGCCATCAATCCAGCTGTATTTAGCTGGCAACGTACCAGATTTATCAAGCACATCGAGGTAGCGGTTACGGTTTTTAATACCATCCATCAGGTCGTTGTTCATCTCTCGGTCACCCTCAGACAACAACTTACCAAATGCATTACGCAGACCAGCCAGTGGGAATAGAGCGTTGAGGTTTTGAGCACCAAAGCGTGCCAAATCTTCAGGTCTACCACCAAGGATCTTAAAGAACGGTTCAACACCAGCCATCGCTGTACGATCAGTCAAAGACGATGCAAGTACAAACGTAGCCTTTTGAAGCATCTGCTCGGTTTCCGCTAAACCAAGTTGATCGAAGTTATCAGAAATATTGGTAACCAAAGCAATGTGGTCAGCAACAGGACCAAGGCCCTCGTAGCTATACCAGTTACCATCAATAGGTGACTGACAGCTGCGCCGTGCCCACTTCATCTTATCCCGTACACGTTGTACAGCTGGGTTCATATGACCATCACCGTGGCAAGAATCTGCCAAGACCAGGTTAACAATACCTGCCGTAATAGCGGTAGATACAGCAACACGTCCAGCCATTTCAGCTTGCAACGCACGGAATTTAGTTCCCATGTTTTCATCAATAACCATTCCACGCTTTTCAAAGATTTGGCGGATTTCATCCTCTGAATGCTTATATCCAGGGAATCCGACAATCTCGTGGTAGTCACCAACAAAAGCGGAAAGTGGTGAGTGATTCCAACCAGCACCCAACACGTTAATACCAGTACGGTTAAACATGAAGAATGGCTTCATTGCTGGAATATAGTTAATCAATGCCGTCATAGCATCAACAACAGGGTGATCCAGACTCATAGATACTTCACGAGCGCTAAACTCAACCTCAGGATCTAAGATAAATCCTGCGTCATTTTGCATCTCTTTAAAATAATTATCTCGAGCCTTCTTTAAAGTTTCAGGTCGCATATCACCGAACTTAATACCTTCATCATAGGCACGAGTTCTAGCGATACCGTTAGCAATTACAGCACGTCCAAAGCCGTCAAGAGCTCCAAGGGCATTTGTACCCCAGCGAGCAACAGGGTGATTCTGAAGATCACGCATATCCCTCATCATATTGACGAAGTAGCGTACACCAAAATTACCTTGTTCTTCAGAAGCTTTAGCTGTCTCTTCCATTAACTCCATGCGTTGAGCGTCTAAGAGATAATGGTTTTCACGCATTACATAAGGAACAGCGTCAGGGTTTTGAACCGACTTATTCCAAACCAAAGCCATGTGTCGGAATCCTTCCTGCATGGTTTCAGAGAATGCTCGGTAAGTATACCAACCACGTTTAACTGTATCCCAGTCACCTCTCAGCATACCACCAGCCATTACGTTGGCAGGCTTTTGCAGCAGCATAGCAGTGTTAGACAGTGCAGCAATAGCAGGTGTACGGGGAGCTGATAACAGAGAGTTATAGACATTAGCCATAACACCGTTGTTAATCATAGACTGAACCTTAGGATCAGCGTTAAAAATCAACTTACGGAATACTGACATACTTCCTTTCATGTATTCGTTAAAGCGATACATGCTGTGAACATCACCATCTGTCAGCTCATTAGCCAACATGAAGGGACGCAGGAACTCTGGATTTTCTTTAGCCAGTTCACGCAGCTCATTGAAATACTGTTTGTTCTTTTGAGCAGCAGTTAGAATAGCACCTTCAGCTTTAAGACCCAAGGACTCAGCCTCTTTAATCATAGCTTCTGAAGCTGCCTTAGGATTCTTCCATTTCTTCCAACCCTTCCACATACGATTAAACACGTTAACAAAGTTAAGTGCAGAACCACGTAGGTAGCTAGCAACTTGCTTTTCGTGAGTCAACAGCTCCATACGATCAATGATCATACGTTGAGCGTTTTCAATAGTTTCTGGGGAATCGAAGATACGTGCACCTTCCGCAATGTCAGCAATCTGACCAGCAGTGGATGTCTGTAGAAGGGCGCTTGCCTTCATAGCATCCAAATTAAAGAATTCATCATTCCAGTAACGCAAAGCTTTAGTGACAGCAGCTAAACCGACATCATCTAGGTTCTCAACATTACGGGTAATCTGTTTGTAATCTTTCAGGAGTTCCTTAAGGAAAGGACCATCAGCAATGGGATCAGTGAGATACTCAGCCAGTTCAGTACTAGCTTTATCAATGTCCTTCCACTTCGTCTTGCCAAGATCATAATGACCGGCTTCCGATAGCGTCTCTTTAACATTGTTAAGTAGGGTGCGGCGGGTGAGATTTTCAACATTGATACCAGTACGCAGAGCAGTTTCGCTAATCATGTTGCGAAGTCTA